ATATAGCTTTAAGAAAACTAAACAAAGCTTTACAAATATCAAAAGATTTAAGGAAGATAATCGAGAATGGTCAAACGCAGTAATTTTTATCCTAATGGAGAGTTTATACCTTACCAGATGCCACAAGATTTTAGACCATCACAAGGTAGAGGATCATGTGGTAATTGTGGTATGTTTTCACAAAGGCATTATTTTTGTGGTATTTACAGAACTAAAGGAGTCAAAGATACTTACGTTTGCAACAAATGGCGACCAAGACATTTTAAGAGATAATGTGCAAATATTTAATTTTATTATTACTAAGTTTTGATGGAGAAGTAATAAAAGAAAAATATCAGTTTACTAGACCAATGAATGTATATGAGTGCATGGATTTTGGTAGCGATCACAGAGAACAAATAGCAACTTACGATGATGAAAGAAACACTTGGATATTAAATGATGGTCGTGGCACATTTCAAGGTTTTATTTGTGAATGATGTGTGATAATGACAAAGAATGTCGTTACATGGAAATAGAAAACTAAATAAACCTTTTAGAACACCATCTGCATCAAAAAAGTTTGGAGTTTATGTAAGAAACAGAAGAACCGGCAGAGTACAAATTGTAAGGTTTGGTGCAAAAGGTATGCCAATCAGGAAGAATAATCCTACACGACAAAGAATGTTTTTTGCTAGATTTAGACCAATCTTAGCAAAAGTTAAAGGACAGAAAACATTGAGTCCAGCTTATTGGGCAATCCAATCATGGAAGAAAGGATTTAGATTATGAAGAAAGATAACGATACAATTAAAGTTAGTTCTGAATCTAAATTACAATTACCTTTAGCAAATTTGATTGGAATAATTTTAGTAGTATCTGCTGCAGTCTTCGGTTATGCAAATCTTACTGGACGTATAGGTGCATTAGAGACTGCTGATACTTTGTTTCAAGCTGATCTATTAAAAAAAGCAGAACAAGAACCAAAGAATTTAGAGATGTTTATGTTAATAGAACATTTAGCATCTCAAATAGAATCTATTGAAAAAGAGATAGAAGCTAGTAGATACAACAAAGTCAATATAGATCATTTAAAAGAACAAGTAGATGTTATAAATAAACAAATAGAAAAATTAAGAAATGGTAGTCATTAATGGAAACGATTATAGCTTTATTGATGTTTGTGGGTGTAGATCAAAAACTTGTTGAGATGACATGGACTCCATCTATTAGTAAATGTTTAGAAAAGAAAAGAATTGCAACTAGAAACAGCAACGCAGTTTATATGTGTTCTAAAGTAAAAGCTGAGTTAGATGCTGATAATAAAATACTAAAGATAGAAAAATTAAAATAATTTATGAGTATTTACAATGATAGATTGGGTGTTAAAAAGAATAGAAAAAATTTCAAGATCAATATTCCATTGGACTTGGCGTGTTCAAACACACCGAAAATATTACAGAAAGAAAAAATAGATGGAATATGTATTAACGATGATTATTTGTGCTTACGTTGAGGGCAAAACAACTTGTATGCCACCACATAAATTTGATGAGATTTATGTAGATGGTTATAGTTGTATGCTTGATGGTTATACAAAATCTTTTGATAAGATTGTTGAATTAGGCAGAGATGATGTTAATAAATTTAATATCTATATAAAATTTGGTTGTAATGAAAATATCGCTGACAAAACCACAACTTCAAGTAAGCCAATCGAAAGCGAGATTTAGAATATTAATTAGTGGACGTAGGTTTGGTAAAACCTATCTAGCAGTTACAGAGATGATGAAATACGCATCTCAACCCAATCGTAAAATCTGGTATGTAGCACCAACATTTAAAATGGCAAAAGAAATTGTTTGGGGAACTCTTAAAGAAATGCTTAATCTATTTAATTGGATTGAGGATATAAATGAAACTACCATGACTATAACTATCAGGAAAACAAATAGTCAAATATCATTAAAAGGTGCAGATAATTACGACTCACTTCGAGGAACAGGATTAGATTTTTTAATATTAGATGAGTTTGCAGATATAGATAAACGAACTTGGTTTGAAGTATTAAGAGCATCAATATCAGATAGACTTGGTCATGTTTTAATGTGTGGAACTCCAAAAGGTTATGGTAATTGGAGTTATGAAATGTATCTAAAAGGCAAACAAGATGATGATTGGGAGTCTTTTCAATTTACCACAGTTGATGGTGGCATGGTTAGTAAAGAAGAAATAGAACAAGCAAAACAAGATATTGATATAAGAACATTTAGACAAGAGTTTGAGGGTACTTTCGAGAACTACGCTGGAGCTGTATATTATAATTTTCACCCAGTTGACAATGTAGTTAAAAAACAAATTGATTGGACAAAACCTTTACATATAGGAATGGACTTCAACGTAGATCCAATGTCTGCTTGTGTTGGTCAAATAGAAAAAGATAAAGTTTATTTTATTGATGAAGTTATTATTTATGGCTCAAATACTGATGAAATGGTGCAAGAAATAAGAGATCGGTATGGAACTAAAATGCAAATATTTATTTATCCAGACCCAGCTTCTAAACAACGTAAGACTTCTGCTGGTGGTAGAACAGATTTATCTATTTTGCAAAACGCTGGTTTCAAAGTTAAAGTAAAACACAAACACCCAGCAATACGAGATAGAGTCAATGCAGTTAATTCTAGGTTAAAAGATTCTAATGGCAAACGTCACATTTTTGTTTCACAATCTTGCAAAACATTGATAAAAGGGTTACAAAGACAAATATACAAGGAGAATACAAATATTCCTGACAAGGAAGATGGCTTCGATCACATGAACGATGCTCTTGGTTATATGATTGAATATTTAAAACCATTAACCACACAGGCTAATTTTTCTTCTCCAACAAGATGGACAATAAAATAAATTATGGCATATAGTAAAGATCAAGCAATAGAAACTCACAAAGACTATCAAGAAACAATTAATAATTGGGAGTATTATATTAGATCATATAATGGTGGATATGATTATATGATTGGTCAATATTTAAACAGATATAATTTAGAATTAGATAACGAGTTTAATCAAAGACTTGCAAACACACCATGCGATAATCATTGTAAAAATATCATTCAAATATATTCATCGTTTTTATTTAGGGTAAGACCTAGTAGAGATTTTGGATCATTAGCAGATGAACCTAGTTTAGAATCATTCTTAAAAGACGCAGACTTAGAGGGAAACAATCTAAACTCTGTAATTAAACAAGCACAAAACTACGCATCAATCTATGGTCATTGTTTTATGATTTTAGATAAACCAAGCGTACAAACAAGAACTAGAGCAGATGAACTTGACCAAGACATAAGACCATATCTATCACTTGTTACACCTGAAAATGTTTTAGATTGGAATTTCAAAAGAGAAGTAAATGGAAAGTATTATTTAGATTATTTAAAAATACGAGAAGAAGTAGATAAAGATGGTGGCACATACATGAGGCTTTGGTTTCCAGATAGGATTGAAACAATCTATATGCCTCGAATGGGAGAGCCAAGTGTAATAGATACTGCCGATAACCTGATTGGCAAAATACCAGCAGTTATTTTATACAATGCAAAGTCACACAAAAGAGGCATTGGTCAATCAGACCTTACCGACATAGCTGATTTGCAAAAAGCGATTTACAACGAATACTCTGAAATGGAACAACTAATAAGATTAACAAACCACCCATCATTAGTCAAAACTCCAAGTGTCAATGCAAGTGCTGGTGCTGGTGCAGTAATAGAAATGCCAGATGAATTAGAGCCAAACTTAAAACCATATTTATTACAACCATCTGGTCAAAACTTAACTGCGATCATGGAGTCTATAAATAACAAAGTAGAATCAATAAATAGAATTGCTCACACTGGTGCAGTTAGAACTACAAGACAACAAGTATCATCTGGGATAGCTTTACAAACAGAATTTGAATTACTTAATGCTAGACTATCTGAAAAGGCAGATAATCTACAAATAGCAGAAGAACAATTATTTAGATTATATGC